TCAACTGCTTCGCAGCTAACTCACGCTCGAAGTCAGCCTTCATAATCATCTCTCTTTGTGGGAACTTAGATTCGAACCAACGATTAGCATTTGAAATATCCTGCATCGTATCCAATCCACTACCAAATCGGCCACCTTGTCTATAACCAGTTGGATCAACTTGCTGATACCAATTACCATCAGGTCCCTGGATCATCCCACCATGAGCACCTCCTATGGGTGGTACTGGCCCACCAGTTCCTAGATAGCCTCCTGTCACATTAGGTTGATTCTGCATGTTTAATGCAGTAACGCCTCCTACTGTATTAGCTGTATTACCAGCTCCTTCGGAAATAGCATTAGCAGAAGGAACCGCTGTCATACCTGCTGTTAATCCTCCTACCAATGGAAGGCCTGTTCCTAAAATTTTTGCTTGTCCTGCTGGCAACATACCTGGTGGTATCCGGTTCATACCTGCTCTAAATAGAAATCCAGTACCAGCACCAGCGCCAGCCATTCGCCGCCGCCGATCCGCCATGCCAGCCAGCCGAGCGCGGCTGCCGTCAGCCCCATGGGCAGCGCCATCCAGCGCCGGAATTGCTCCATCCAGGCGCCGGGCCGCGGCAGGCGGCGGCGGATCGCCGGGACGAAGCCGACCAGCAGGAAGGGCAG